AAAGGCTATCAATATGGATGTAATGATGAGCTGTTATTAAAGCATTGCCAAACAAAATGTATTTACTTTAAGCATAAAGACTATACAATAGATGTTAAGAACGTAGAGGATTTGCAAGCTGAATTTCATGAAAGAATGATAACTAATTTTGAAGGAAGGTCTATTGACTTAAGCAAAATGTTTCATTTACCGAATGGAATGGATTGTACTATATATCCAGGAGAGCTAGTTACTATCTTTGGGCCCACAGGGTCAAGCAAGACTACTTTTGCACAAAATATAGCATTAGGTGTAGACTTTGCAGAAAATAAGATAGTTCCTGAATGGCAAATACCTACGTTATTCTTATCTTTAGAGCTCTCTGCATGGTATATGCATAGAAGGCATTTACAGATAGTTTCTGGGCTTAATAAAGAAGATGTAACTAGAAATTATCAAGATGTTTATGAAGCTCATAAAGATAAACTTGGACATCTTGTTATACAAACTATATCTCCAACTTTAGAGCAAATACAAAATAAAATCAGAAAATTACAACCAGCTGTTGTTATAGTAGACTATATTGACTTGGTTGAAACACCTAAGAAAGGCGAGTATGAGCAGATAAAATATATCTCTCACAGCTTATCTAATATGGCTGTTAATAATGATTTGATTATTATTCAAATATCTCAAGTTGCAAGAGAATATAGTAGGAATGAAGTTCTTGACTTATATGCTGGTAAAGGGTCAGGAGCAATAGAAAACGCCAGTAGAAAAGTAATTGGTCTTAATGGTCAAGCAAATAGTACAGTTAAAAAAGTTCAACTATTTAAAAATACAGATGGAGAGCTATTTGACACAGAGCTTGAATGGAGACCAAGTTTTAGATTAGGAAAGGTAGATATAGACTAATGGGATGGTTATTAGATATCACATATGATGAGAATACAACCGTATTAACATTATTTAAGATAATTAGCATTGGCATAACAGGAGATTCTGATAAAGAATATTTTACCACTGCCCTACACCTTGGTTTATGGAAACTAGAACTTACAACCTCAATATCATGGAGGAAACATGACTAAAAAGAAAGCAAGTAAAAGCCAGAGGCTATTAAAGCATATGTTAAG